CCATTCACACCACCAAATGAAGGATTTGCTACACCACCGAACCCTAAAAATCCACCACCCTTGGTAAATGAACCAAGAGTTGCCATTATACCTTTTGCTGCTCCAACTTGCGGGAATAAAATATTTGTTAGTAAATTAGCTATTCCACTAACTATAAGTTGAGTAGCAATTTTTTTAATTATTCCAATTGCCATTTTACCAAATCCTTCAAAAGCACTTTTACCTTTAGTTGTTAGATTATCAAACAACAAACCAAATGGCTCAACTAATGATGATTCAATACTACTTTTTGTTTTATCAAATACAGCTTGTAGGCTTTCAAATTGAGACTTTAAATAGTCAATTTTTGAACCTTGATTAAATGCAATATCTTGTTCTATTTTAAGAGGATCAGCAGTTTTTCTGAATTCTTTAACCCAATCAAATGGGTTTTGATCCATTTCAATCATTGCACCATCTAAAGTAGCTTTTGTTAAATCTTCTTGTGCTTTTGCTTGTTTTTTTAATTCTTCAGTTCTATTTTTTAAGGCTTGCTGTTGTAATTGGTTTGTGTAAAATTCAGCAAGTCTTTCATTTGATTTCCTTGTTTGTTCTTGAAATTTCTCCCAATCTTTAGCTTGTTGATTTATTGCTTTTGAAGCATTTTTTAAAGCTGCATCTGCATCCTTTTGTCCTTTTACTAACTTGTCAACTTCAGCATTTACAACAACTAACTCTTGGTTTACTTTGGTTAAACTTTTATTAAAGAAATCTGCTTCAGCACTTGTCTTTTGAAAAGTATTTCCAACGGCAGATAATACACCAGTTACACCTGCATCACCAGTCTGGAAGAATCCTTTCAATTGTAAACCAAGAACATCAAAGAAACCACCAGTTTTTAATTTTGCACCCAACTCAAGCTGTTCTTTTGCTGATTTAGATATAAGTTCCCTTATTGAATCAGCTTTACCCTCAAGTTCTAATTGTAGAGAAAATAACTTAATTCTTTTTGCTATTTGTTCATTAACTTTTCCTGTTGCTATTTCTTCTTTACTTATACCAAATAATATACCAGGATACTCTTTATTAAGTTGAGCATAAGCACCATTCCTTTGCTCTAATGTTGAATTAGTGCTTATAAGAATACTGCTCAATGATTTCATATTTGCAACCTCTCCGGCTATCTCTCCATTAGACACAGCAAAAGCTGAGTTTAATGAGTTTTGCAAATCTCTTTCCTTTACTTGTAACCCAAATATATCTGTTACAGCAGCCCCTAATGAACCATAAGATTGAACAAGGCTTGTTATTCCTGAAATAGCTGCACCAATGGCAAAAGATAAACCAGCAGGGCCTACCAATGCAGAGCCAATTGATTTAAATGCGTTTGTTACTCCTCCACTTTCTTTGCTTAATTTTGCAAATGAATCAAATACTCCTGGCAAGTTATTCTGAATGGCAACAAAACCAAATGGCAAATCTCTTGCTACTTGATTAAGTGAAAATAAAGCATTAGCACCATCTACTGCACCTTTTGGTAATTTATCAAGTCCTACTTTTTTTAAATCAACAAGACTGTTTTCAAGTTGCTTAATTTGCTTATTTGTTTCAACAATAGCTGCGCCAGTCTGAGTCTTTAATGAATTTCTAAGGACTTTCAGTTCAGCATCAACCTCACTAATAGATTTAGTGAATTTGCTGATGTCAGCACCTATCTCAAAAACAAATGGACTTGAACTCATTTTCCTAATCTTTTAAAGATTTCTCTCATCTCATCCTCACTCATCACGTTGCCACTTTCTTCATCACCTGGCAACTGCCACAATGCTTCTGGTGTTTTTGGTGCGGTTTTAGGATCACCCATTAACCGCACCATCGTAAACATCAAAAGTCTTGTTTGCTTATATACATCTATTCTTTTAATCTCATGCCCTTTCATCATTAATGAAAAATGGCGAGGACTCATACTATAAAAGTCATTAGGCAATAAATTCAACTCACCAAAGGCAAATGATTCTATTTCTTCAAACGAGATGTCTTTTTTTTTGGCTTATCATCTTCTTGTGTTTGTTTGATGAAATCGCTTTCAGTCCAAACATTTATCACATTTTTTATTTGATTCAATGAATCTTCATTTTTTAAATTAGATTCAACCCAATCAACAAAATACTCAAATGATAAATCTATCTCAACATCTTTTATAAGGCAATTATTATAATAGCCACTATAAATAATGTGTGCAACACCTATTTCGTTTAATTCATTGTTCTCAAATGCCCTTCCTTCTATGAACTTTCCTTGAAGGTATCTAAAAGATGCCATCCCGAATTTTAGCCCAATCTTAGTTTCGTTGATAGTAATAGTAGTATAGTTCATAATTAAGGAGTAACATCAACAATTCCGGTAGAAGTAACAGTACCAGAAAAATTGATAAATTCAGTAGTTGATTGATTGAGAGTAAGTGAAGTTATGTAGCCAAGGAACTGATGATAGTATGCAGCACCTACACTTGCACCAGTAACAACTGGGTTTTGTACTCTTACTGCTACAAGTGTTTTTGAAGCCATAGCAACGAGCAAATCTTCATAAGATACTTGAGCAACTGTTGGTGAAACCTCACAAATTGCATCAAAGTCAAGACCCATTGTTGCATCAGCAACTGATGTCAAAGGCCCACAATTTGTTTGCTCTGTTGTTGAGTCAACAGTTGTATTAACTGAAGCCGTACGCAGACACACGAGATTCTTATAAGATGAGCCACCAGCTACATCAATCTCTATGTTTTGCAATGATCCTAAAATCTGTCCCATTTTATTTTATTTTTGATTTACTAAATTACTAATTGTTATTATCTTTCTCGCTACAAAGTTTTCTCCATCCCTCAAAGGTAAATAACTTGATGAAGTTCTTTGTGTTGGATATACCTCAAAGTTTATATCACTAAATCCGTTTACTGATGTATCTGGAATTAGTATGTTTAGTATCTGTGAAGATATATTATCAACAATTGAGTTTTCATAAGTTCTATATTGTTCACTAAATATATCAATTGTCACATCAACACTATTACCAAATGAGTTATTTGTGTTACTTGCTGACTCATTAATTGATGAAATTACTATATAGTTTTGAGGTGTAGTTGTAAAAGGTTGTTGACCATAGACAGGCACATTCTTACCTCCATAAGAAATGTTACCATTTAAGGCACTTATATAAATACTTCTTACATTATTTGAGCAATCAAGCATTATACTTTCCTTTTTTCATTTATTAAGTTCTCAATACTTTTTGTCAAACTTGGGATATATGCCAAAATGCTTGGCCTCATATATGGTCTTGCCAACAAATTTACTTGTTTTATTCCTTTTCCCTTATATTTTGATGCAACACCATCCCAAGGCTCTCCATTTGATATAAAGTATTTACCAGTTCCAAATTCAACATATGCAGCATAATCAGTTTGAGCAACCAATTCATAAGAAAGAAATTGCTCTTTTTTTAAGCTAATTGAACTCCTTAATCTACCTGTATCAACTGGACACATATTTTTTGCACTTGTAGCCATTAATTCACCATGCGCTCCAATTTCCATATCCATCATTGCAGATACCTCGTTGACAGTTTTTTTATACTCATTGAGCATATCTTTAAACCTACCATCATTTATATTTACCTTGAACCCACTCACTATATCACAACCTTTTTATATTGGTGATAATTTAAACCTTCCCAAGATGGAAACTCACTCATTCTATTCTTAACGTCATTATTCATCTTCTTACCCCTATTCTCATAAGACCAAGCTGTCAAAGTAAGTATATCAGTTGCCAAGTCCTCTGGAATCGTGCTGAATCCACATTGATACTTTATGACATATACTCCTGCCGTATATATCCAAATTTTACCGCCTATCACCTCAAAGTCACTATTTTTTGTCAATACCTCGTAGGTGTTCATTCCCGTCTTAATCTTAACCTCATCAACACAAAGCAATGGCCCATAAGGCACATCAAGAATCCAAAAGCCTTGGCTTTGTGGTGTAAGTTCAACATTTATCCTTACTGACTTGTTAACCAAAGAACAACCGGTCAGCTTCTCAATATGCACCCTTGCACCATTTAACAAATCACCAATTAGCACATCATCGCTATCATAATTAGTTATACGCAACCAATTCTTAGCATCAGTAAGACTAACGGGTTCTACAACCGCGTCAGCTAATATTGTTATGCCGTCTATATATGTCATCTTTAATTATATTTATTAACACTTTCTCTGAACCAGGTTTCAAACTCATCAAGCGTTTTTCTTGTGTCAAACTCTCTTGATCTCGCTTTTGCTTTTCTTGAGGCCCATGAATAGGCTTTTTTGTCATCCAACTTTGTAATAGCTTCAACCCAATCTTTGACATTATTCCTATCTTTAATATAAACACCTGCCTTGTCACAATTCTCCTTCAACCCAGGTGTATCAGTACAAATTACCGGAATCCCACTACACATCGCCTCTGTTGCTGTCCTTCCCCAACTCTCATACTTTGATGGCATGAGAAGTATTCTTGTCTTTGCGTACCATTGCTTAATATTAGGCGAATTAGGCACATAAGTCACATTTGGTAGGTTTGGAGTTATCTGCTCATCGTATGACCCTAAAACACCTAAAAATGACTTGTGTGGAATTGCTCTTGCAATCTCCCCAAATATCTTACCGCCCTTGTTCTCGTTTAAGTTTATTAAAGTGATATATTCAGACTTCTCAGGTTCATTCTCCAAGTCATAGTAATTGTAGTCTACTGGCGGAGTCACTATAAAATTACTAAAATTATAGTTCAAAAGTTCTTTTAACCACAAAGAATTGTAAATGATGTGCTGTTTTTTCTCCGCATCAATAATCTCTGGGTAGGGATGACTATTGTGAATAAGATGAAAAACAGGCTTTTTGTAAAGTTTAGCTGCATGAATTGTCCACCTTGTATAGTCTAAATGAGTAAACACAGCGTGACTCCACCTCATTAAGTTCTCAACCACATTTGGGTTTGGAGGAAATACATCAATTCCATCAAAGACATAATTGTCCCTTATCTTGTACTTATTCGCATCATGTAAAAGAACTCTAACATTGTGACCCTTTGATTGAAGGTCTTTGAGCATAAAGTGTAGCATCCATTCCGCGCCACAGTTATGCTCTGGAGGGTAAAGATGCGCAGAAGCAACTATATTCATAATTTTAGTATTATATCCGCACCAACTATTTCACCTTTGTAATGTGGATATTTTATTAGTAAATCAGTATAAAAATTATCACTTATATAGTGATTCTCAAATTTAAGTTCTTTTACCTTATACTTATCTAAATCAATCGTATTTAATATCCTCTCATCACATCCCTCTGTATCTATCTGCAAATAATGTATATCTTTTATATCAAACCAATTGCAGTATTGGTCAAATGTTATGGAACCAATTCTAATTGTCTCAATTATGCTTTTGGGTAGTTCTTTTAAGTACCTATTTAATGGCTCACCATTCTCAACAAGTGAACTGCATCCATCTAAAAATGATGAGTACTTTGAAATCCACTCAGGCTTTACATAAGCCATCTCAACACTATCAACAGTATCTGATATAAAAAAGTTTGATGCCTTTGCGTTTGATAGTTGCTTTACGTTTTCTTTTAACTTATTAAAGTAGTGTGGTATTGGCTCAATAAAATATGCTTGATAGTCAGTCTCATCTTTAAGTCTATCAAATATATTGTCATGGCTTATGCCATCCATTGCGCCAATTATCACATAATTTTTCATTTATATCAATTTAGCTGCTGAGTCATCAAATATTCTTGTATAGTCTACATAACCATTCCACAAATCACTTTGATGTGGCTTTTGCCAAGCTATCATTGGTTTGATTATATAAGTATTGCCTCTTGGGTGTATATTGGTCTTTAACCAATCATCAAACATTATCGTTGTATCAGTATATGCTTTGCACAATTCCTTTGGGTTGTTGTAAATAACTGCGTGAGTAGTCCATGCCCCAAATGTCTTGTAAAGGTT